TAATGTTACCTGTCTATAAATCTACGGTATCTGTGCAGAATTTTTCTTATCTAAGCTTACGCTCTATATTAGCTGTTTGTGCTGATTGAGTAGTAGCTGAATCAAATTGAGATTTAACAGCTTCTTCTGTCATACCTGTTTCTTGCAAAGCAGCAGCAAAATCATCTATGCTATTTGCAGATGATGCCGATTTTACCCATTCATCATAATCAGCAGTCTCACCTTTAGCAGTTGCCTCATCTACATAAGTTTGCATAGAATTCAACATATTGGTTAAATTCTGTGTTGCTACTTTTTGAGCTTGTGCAGTTGCTGATGCTTCCTTTTGTTCAGATGAAATTGCAGCTAACCCTGTTGATGTAGAAGATGCAGATAAACTAGCAGTTGATGATAATGCACTTGCTGTACTCTTACCTATAGTTCCCCAGCTGTATGCAGACTTACCATTGAACAATGATGAAATACCTTGACCAGCTTTACCAGCTCCAGTAGACACTAATGCATATAATGCATTCATACCTTGTCCACCATATGTAGCATCAAATAAGTTGTTCCAACCAGTATACAATAAATCGCTAGTAACTTTTCGTTTAGTAGATGCAATGTTGTATGCAGATACACCACCCATCATATTTACTAAATTCTCAGTTAGATTTAGATCTGCGTTTCTAGTAGTAAGCTGATATAATGCTGTAGCATTGCCACCGCCCAGTTTACCTAATTCAAGTAGTTGCTTAACATCTACATCTTGTGCTCCAGCTTCTTCTATACTACCTACTAAATTAGAAAGTTTGCTGAACATTTTGAAAGGATTCAAAAAACCAAGAATGTTATCAATGGTTTTTCTGATACCTTCTAAAAATTCAAGTGCAGCACCTTTAATGTTTACACTATATTCGGACTCCATAAGCTCACGAGCAATTTGCTCGTCCCACATATGCTTTTGAATCTCTCTAGCAGCAGCGTTATCCATTACATATGCAAGACCTTCATTCCACATGTACTCATTTATTTGCTGCATTCTAAGTTGCTCAGCATTAGTAGTAGTTTCACCTGATGCAAGTAATTCTAAATTCTCTTCTAATAAACCATTAGAAGTATTCATAGAAGATATTGCTTGTGCTAGATAATTGAAATCCACACGAGCAAATGCATCCATAGATACACCAAATACACTAGATAAACCTTCTGCAACTTCCATATATGAATCTTGGGACATTTTCTGCATATTGCCCAAGTTATCAAATAAATTAGTAAACACGCCTTGTGGGTCTTCAGAAAGCTTTTTCAAGAATTCAGTATTAGATGCATTGATACCTGCAAGCGAACGTAACGCTACAATTTCAGAACTGTTACCACCTGTTGCAGCTTTATAGATAGCATCTGTCATAGACGTTGCAAGATCTGGAGCAACTGCACCGACTATTGCAGATACTGCAGTCATTACACCTGAAATCTGAGTAGCATTATTAGTCTTACTTGCTTGTGCAATCTGAACAGACTGTTGGAACAATGTATTTGCATCTTTAAGACCAGTTGTAAAGCCACCTGATATTTCTCGGCTTGCATATAACAAGTTACTTGCAAATGACTCCAGTTGACTATTAGCATATGAAATAGCTTCGGATTGAGACTTACCTTGTTGAATTGCATTAGCAGCAATAGAACTGTATGTACTAGCATAGTTGAAAAAGTCTTCAGTAGGAATAGCGGCATTCAGTTTTGTAGCTAAATATGCAAATTCTTCTGCAACTGAACCACTTAATCCAGATTCTAATACTTTTGCAAGATTAGTAGTAACTGTATCAGTACTAACAACACGTTCAAGACCCTCTGCTCTTAAACGATCAGCAAAACCTCCTATCAAGTCATATAGCTGATCTTTATTATAACCTTGTGTACCATTAATAATTCTTACATTTTGATCCCATGCATCATATAAATTTTGAGCTGCGTCTTCTAGTATCTTGAATGGCTCACGAATTACTGTCTCAAAATCAGCTTTCATTCGAGCCTCTGCTGCTTTTAAGCCTTCTTCTCTACTCTTTTCATAACGATTTGCAGCATCTGACAACGATTTAAACAGCTTCTTAGAACCTTCTATCATTGGCTTGACTGCATCTACTAATGCGTCAAAGACCATAGTAGCAGCAACTACTGCACCTATGATAAGTAATATTTCAGGAGCAACTGCAGATAATGCACCTAATGCTTCAGTAATACCCGCACCGACAGCTCCTGCTCCAGCACCGGCAGCTCCGGCAGCTCCAGCTCCAGCACCTGCAGCTCCAGCACCTGCAGCTCCAGCACCTGCGGCTCCAGCACCAGCAGCACCGGCTGAAGATGCACTACCTTTCAGTATTGATGAAATACCATTTACCATGTCATCAACACTGCTACCACCTCCTAGCAAATCTAATATGCTAGAGAGTGCATCATCCGATAAATTACCTTGTAACCCTTCAGGTCTTTCAGACTCTTGTATTATACTGTTCGCACGTATAATAACGGTTTGAGCTTGTATATTATAAGCAGCTCTATTATTACTACCAGGTGTAGATCCTCCTCCGAACATAGATGTTCCTGAAGGTGTTCTAATAGCATCACGTATAGTAGCTGCACTTGACCGTTGTGGATTATATGCAGCACCATCATGTGTGCTTGCATAATTATTATTACGACCTCGTACATAAGCATTCTTAATGTCATTGAATTTACCGGATACAATATCCTTAAATGATCCAATTGCTTCATCTACAGGCTTTAAATTTTTGATAGCACCTGCTAATTTACCACCAAGCATTTTTCCAAGCTCAGCAGGAACTTGTTCTACATTTACACCTAAATCTCGAGCTAACTTATCTCGTATATCACGTAAGCTGTTTTTGAATTCATTTCCGATGAGTTCTTCCATCATAGTTTTTTGCAGATTATCTGTAAACTGTCTGAAAGAACCCCCTCCACCTAATCCACGACTACTGTAGTTTGTACGACTTTGAAAATAAGTATTGCTACCACGTGCGCCTGGCATCATGTTCTGTGCATTAGATGCAGACATTCCACCACCAGACTGCAATATTTGTTTAGTAGTTTGGTCAATAGACTTCAACAATGCTATAGCATTATTTCTACTAGTATTAGTATTATTGATATATCCTTGTAAAGAAGATAATATATCAGGGTTGCTACCAGAGCCTGCATTTGAAGGATTGTTTCCATTGTTGTTATCTGGCATATTGCATACACCTCCATTTTACACACAACATATTAAAATGAGGATGGGACTATTCAATCCCATCCCTCATTGATGCTTAACGCTTCTTACCATTATTTTTCAATGCACGTTCACGTTCTTTTAACTCTTTAGTAAATGAATCAACATATTTCTTTCGTATGAATATTGGCTGTTCCATTATCCATTCAGCAGAAACTGCACCCTCAGAAGCTCGTGCAATGAATAAAGTTTCATCGATTATGTTCTCATACATTTGTTGACGTATTTCTTGAAACGTCTTCATTTTTCCCTGAACGTTTATCGAGCTGCCACTGTTTGAGATTTCCCATGGTCGGACGAAAGAAACGATCATCTGGAAGTGCAATGAATGCAGCGTGATCATGTCCACATGAAGGACACTGTGCTACACCACCAGCTCGCAGACCAAAATCAGTCATTTCAGTTACTTTATTCTTGAGGATAATATAATCCGCTGCTGATAACTGCTGCTGAATCATCAGCTTTATATCAATAGGAGTAAGATTAGACTTACCTTTGATGGATTTGATCATATAGCAAATTCTTGCAAGCTCTCTATTTGTGCTGCCGTTTGCAAGCTGGAATGCTTTATCCTTGTAGGCAGTATTAATAGTACGAATTGTTGGAAGCTTAAGTGTGATATCACCATTGAAATCTAAAAATTCATCCTTTGTAATTATGATATCATTTACAAATCCATCTGGAATTGGATTACATGCAATAGTATTCAAATTAACTTGATACTCTCCGTATGAAGTTTTTCCGCATTTGCTACAGAATATTGCATTTGTAGTATAATACGGTCCAAAGTTAAGCAGACGTAAACATCTACATACCCACTGATAATCAATCTCTAACAAGTCATAAAAATTGATTTTTTCTTCAACAGCTTCTGGCAAGATTGTATCTAACATTACTTTGTCAAAATCTTCTCCGCCAACGCAGTCAAGTTCAGATGCAGTAGGAATATTTGTAAGTGTAAGTACATCTGGTATATCAGAGTACAAGCCTTTACCTAACAGTTCGATTTTTTCTGAAATCATAAATTTACACACTCCTTAAAAGTTTTAGGTGAGTTCAATTACATTTATATATAAGGTTCTGTTATCTTCTGTATCTATTTGCAATTGAAGTTGTTTCTTCGGCTTCTGGAATATATTTCTCTGTACTAGAGCTGTGCTTATCTCGTACATATAAACCAATACCTTTTGAAATTTCTTTAGGTGTTGCAAGACGATATTCAGAATTTGTAACGTCAATAGGGACAGTCTTAAGTCGAATTTCAGTCACAACATTATCAGTATGCTTATCACATATTACTACAAGTTTTCTTTTAGTATCAACAGTTGCATAATACATATTACTATTTTCAAAAATACTATCATTTAAACTATCAGCATATTTTTCAGCTGCTCGTTTGAATCCCCTAGCTGCTAAGATTTTTCGTTTCATAATATCACTCCTTATTCTCCAATGTATAACAAAAGCCTCAAATGTATAACTCTTAGAGATAACAATTGAGGCCTTTAGATGTATATTGTTTAATGTTTATTTACGTCTGAAATGAGCATTGTATCTAAGTATAAACTTATTTACAGCATCTTTCAGATTAATGTCATCATTATCACACATTCCGACAGCATACGAATTTTCAAAAGTAATGATATATCCATCTACCTCACAATCGACAGGAATTCCAGTAGATAATGATTTATCTTGTGGACGAATAATCACTGAATATAATCTACCAGATATGCAATCTTCAGGTATGATTGGATCTCCTTTTGTATCTTCTTCATGCGTAGGCATGTATGCGATGATACCTTTCAGACCAATGCCCTTAGTATATAATCTACTCCGGGTGTCAAACTCTTTATCTATATAGTACTCCATAGGTCCTACTTCAGGTAATGAATCCCATATAGCATTGCAACATTTAGTTACAAAAGGTTCAACACTAGATCGTATTTGATATACAGCATCATATCCTATAGAAGATAATAACTTGTGATCTTCCTCTACGTATTGAATGTCATTATGTGTAGAACATGATATAAATCGTTTCATACTTATCTATCAAGATAGAGAGCGTCTGCGAGCATATTGACACATTCTTTGAAGCTGTTTGCGTCACGTATACAATCTGCTGCCATTTGATACTCATCTTGTAAATCAATTGTAAAGTCCTCAGTTGAACCATCTGGATATGTGAGTGTTACAAAATCTTCGCCTCTGCCCCCTTGGCCGGATGGCTCTGCAAAGAATTCAATGCCGTCAGCACCATATGCATTTTCAGCTGCTGTCAGAACTGCAGACATAAGTGTTTCTTCAATCCATAGATCTAATTCATCTGAAACAGCATCACCGTTTTCATACTCATTGATGAGTTCATTGTGATACTTCTGGAACATCTGTTCATCTGATGTAGAAGAAGCAGTTATAGGACGACGTTTCTTGTTTGTATTAGTGCTTGCAACAATACCTTTTCCAGGAACAGCTTTAAATTTTCTCATAATAACACCTCTTGATAATATAGTTAATTAGATATCACTGGCATTATCTATAAGATCCTCAATTTCATTGATTGAAACATCGTATATACGATCACCTACAGGTAATACCAGCATTATAGAATTGTTGTAACTGCTGTCACGAACAATATCTACACATGAATATTCTCCTAGCGCCTCTTCATACTCAGGCTTAGCAACTGCATGGCCTATTAATTCCAATTCTCTGTAATTTTCATAAGCATCAGACGGAACCATGTAATAATCTGTATCAAGACCCATGTCTTGAAAATCTTGTCTGGTGGCTACATCGTAGTACTTATTAAACGGCGCTGGTATACTAGCACCAGATGTAGAAGCCTTAACATAATTACGAGTAGAAGGGTTTACGCTTGCAACAATACCTTTTCCAGGAACAGCTTTAATTTTTTTTTCATAATGATAGCTCACTCCACATTTAATATGTCCATATATTATAACGATTCATTATCTTAAATCTTCTGGTTTGAGATAAATCGCTCTTGAGATGATGAATGGTACTTTGATCTTAACAACTTCACCACCAGTTTGACTATGTGCACCATTATCCAATGCACCAATCCATGTACCTGGACATTTAATTACGTCACGCACATTGCCCTGACCGTCATATTTGATGAAGTACACTTGCTTCATATACTGAGACGGTAGACCCATCTTCTGAGTATCTGGATCATATACAAGACGTCTCCAAGCACGAAGATTTTCGATAACGTTCGGTTCGCAGAAGCAGTTGAGAGTCCAATCAGTTTCAGCGAAGTCAACCTTACTTGGGAACTTGATAACACCGTTGCCATAATGTACAGTGATAATATCCTGAGATTCTGAAATAGATCCGACTTCATCAGTTGAAAGTGTCAATATATCAGAAAACTCTGTAGGCGCTGAACCATCCATGTTATATATTCTTACTTCAAAGTTATTTGTAGTAAGTGGTACATAATTGTCGATACCTAACATGTGGTTTGTACCCATCTGTAAAGGTGTAAACATAATATCATTCCTTTCTGTATAAGATGATACATGCATCTCTATAATGTACAGAAATGCATGTATATTAGGATTAAGACTTATACTGGTTCAAATCAGATCCAGGCGGCAGAGCAATGAGGTCAATGATGATATCATTAATAACGCCGTTGATGACAAGGTAAATCTTACCAATAACGGTATTGGCATTAACTTGGTCAAGGCCATTAATATCAGCAGCCATCTTTACATAGTAGTCGTCAATAGCGCCGACATTCTTCATGGTATCAAGTGTAGGTGTTACTCCTGCATAGAACTGATTGTAAGCTTGCTCATTGTTATATTGGAATGTAATAGCAAGACCGCATTTATATGCGACATCTTCTACAGCATTTACAAGATAACGAGTAGACAGATTTGCAAGTGCTTGATATGTTGCCGGTGGTACTTCATACAATGTAGAGTTGCCCCAAAGGCTGAGACCTAGTTCAGGAATCTCTGTTATTACATTTACACCGACACCTTCAAGGGTTTGCCATATATCCAAAATCTTCTTTGGAACCTTATAATCCATCTTGCCGATCTTAAGGGTATGCTTTCTATTTGTAGGAAGTGCCCATTCATACTGTAAAGACTGATTCAAAATCATAGCCCTGTTTATCATCAATGCTAAGAATGATGGAGGAGCAATACATTGCTTGCCCATACCTACATATCTATACTGACCCCAAGGTGCAAATAGAGCACAATGTGTATTGAACAGAATAGCATTTACATCAGTACTACTTGCAGCCGAATCAGCACGGAATACAA